GCAGGTGCAACCGATGTAACTGTTAATGCTTCAACCTTTGCCGCAACTGCTACTGGTGGCACTTATATTGCACCAGCAGAGTCGATGGTATCAGGTGATTATGGTTGGTTTGGAAAAACTAGCGTTTAATCATAAATTGTAGTAAAAACAAGGGGCTATCTCGTAATTGGGGTAGCCCTTTTTCTTTTCAACCGCAGTACCTTAACCACTTAAGGAGTTTTACAAATGGCAATAGATAGCGATGAGCAAAACGCAGATTCTCGTTTAGCAGTTAAGTTTTATAAGCGAGCAATGAAGTTAGAGCATGAGTCTAACGAAGCAGGCAGACCCATATTTAAAGACTTTGATTTTGTACGAATCATGGTCGCTGGGGATAACCTGACGGAGATTGATACCTACGCACAGGAAAGCCATAAACAGCGTTTTCCCCGCCAATGGCTTCAATATCAAGCTACCCAAGATTACAGTAATGAAATCATTGGAACGCCTGTCGAACAATGGCCATTAATTAGCCAATCCCAAGCCCAAGAACTTAAGGGCGTGAAGTTTATGACTGTAGAATCCATCGCTAATGCGTCAGATTTACAGCTACAACGCATTGGAATGATTGCAGGAATGTCACCCCACGCCTTTCGGGATAAGGCTAAATCGTTTCTAAACCTTGCAAGCGAGTCGGCTGAAGCTGCCAAGCGTGATGAAGAAATTAATCAGTTAAAGCAAGAACTTGCCAAAAAAGACGAGGAAACTGCTAAAATAAGGGCTGAAACTGATGCGAAGCTCGCCTTAATGCAAGAACAAATGGCGGCTGTACTTGCGGCAGTTGGTGAAAAGAAAACCCGAACTCGTAAACCAAAAGTCGTAGAGGAAGTCTAATATGTCATCAACGATGCTCCAGCTAGTTCAGCAAACAACGGCTGAACTAAACCTTGCTGTACCTACCTATGTGGCGGGTAATACCAATCAGGATGTCCAACAGGTTTTAGCCCTTATGAATCGTACTGGCTATGACTTGGTTAAGGAATATGATTGGCAAGGCTTACAGTTGGAGTATCGTTTTTACACCGATGCCGTAACTTTTGTAGGTGATACAGTTAGCGACCAAAGTTATAACCTTATTGTGGCGGGTGACGCTACGGCTTTAAATAGTAATTATTCCATTACAGGCACAGGAATTAACCAAGATACCTATGTTTCGTCTGTAACCTATAACGGCACGACCTCGACTATTGTTATGAGCCAGTTGGCTAGTGGTACATACACAGGCGTGACTTTTACCTTTTCACAGACCAAATACCCTCTACCGAATGACTTTGAAGCCATTACGGACAATACTCATTGGGACAAAACGAAACATTGGCAAATGCTTGGCCCTGAAGATGCACAGCAATGGCAATGGTTAAAGTCGGGTTATATCTCGACAGGCCCACGCATTAGGTGGCGTATTCTAGGCGATAAGTTCCAAATTTGGCCACCATATAACACACAAGAATATTTAGGTTTTGAATACCGCTCAAAAGGTTGGGCTAGAAGTGATACAGGAACAGTTTTAAACAGCTTTGTTGCTGACAGCAATACGACCATATTTGACGATACAGTCATGGTTTTAGGTACAAAACTTAAATATTTCCAAATCAAAGGCTTTGATACTACTGCATTGCAACAAGACTATTTCCGCTATCTGAATGTCGCTAAAGCCAACGATAAAGGCTCTGCCAATCTGTCGTTTGCACCATACCCAACGAAGGTGCTTATTGGTTACGCTAACATTCCTGATACTGGCTACGGAACTTAAACATGGCGGTAGCTCAACAAAGACGGGCAGTTACCGCTTCTGTGCCAGCCCCTATTGGTGGGTGGAACGCTAGGGATTCTGTTGCCGAAATGAATCCGCTAGATGCGGTGGTCTTGGAAAACTTTTACCCTACCCCATCACAAATACAGCTTAGAAAAGGCTATACCCAATACGCAACAGGCATTACAGGGCAAGTTGATACCCTAATGCAGTATTCTGGTGGTAGCACAAGTAAGCTATTCGCTGCGGCTGGAAGCGTTATTTATGATGTTTCTAGTGCTGGTACAGCAACTTCTGTAGTGACAGGTCAAGGTAGCGATAGATGGCAGTATGTTAATGCGTCAACTACAGGTGGTAACTTCCTAACCGCAGTTAATGGAACAGATGCCGCCCTCATTTATGATGGCACTAATTGGATTAAATACGCCAATATCAGCACCGCACAAACAATTAGCAATTTAACCAGTTCAGGAACTACTTGTACGCTAGTTACAAGTGTGGCACATGGTTTAGTAACAGGTAATCAAGTCACCATTACGGGTGCAAGCCCATCCCAATACAACGGAACTTTTAGAATTACTGTTACAAATGGAACAACTTTTACCTATACAGCACTTTCAGCTCCAGCTACTAGCCCTGCAAGCCCATTAGGGTCATATACAGTCGCTAAATTCATTACTGGGGTGGACTCTAGCAACCTAATTCATGTGAATTTGCACAAAGAACGACTGTATTTTGTAGAAGAAAACACTTTAAACTTTTGGTATTTGGGTGCAAACGCTATAAGTGGTGCTGCAACCTCATACCCATTAGGTGCGATTGCTAGAAATGGCGGTTACATCATGGCAATGGGCACTTGGACACTAGACGCAGGCTACGGAGTTGATGATTACGCTGTTTTTATCACCAATAACGGGGAAGCCATTGTATTTAAAGGTTCTGACCCATCCGACCCTAATGATTGGTCATTAATTGGGGTATGGCAATTAGGTCAAGTCTTTGCTAGACGCTGTTTTTTCAAGTTTGCAGGCGATTTATTGCTAATTACCCAAGACGGCATTGTTCCTTTAGCTGGTGCATTACAGTCAAGCCGTTTAGACCCACGAATTAACATTACAGACAAGATTTACTACGCTGTAAGCCAAGCCGCAGACCTATACAACACCGAATTTGGTTGGCAAATCCACTATTACGCCAAACAGAATATGCTGATATTCAATATTCCCGTAATTGGTGGACAACAACAGTTTGTAATGCACAACATTACTAAGGCTTGGGCTAACTTTACCAACATAAACGCTACTTGCTTTGAAGTCTATGACGAGGATATGTATTTTGGCGGTAATGGCTATGTCGGTAAGTTTTGGGATGGATTGTCAGACAACGACCAAAACATTAAAGCTTCTTGCCAACAAGCATATAGTTATTTTGATGCCAGAGGACAGTTAAAACGCTTCACAATGGTACGCCCTATCCTCTTTACAGATAACGGCTTACCAGCGATTCTATGCGGTATAAACACCGATTTTGACACCCAAAACAACATAGGTCAGGTTAGCTTTAACCCCGCCTTAGTATCTGTGGGTATTTGGGACACTTCTACATGGGATGACTACGATTGGGGCGGTGGAAACACTATTTCTAAGAATTGGCAAGGCGTGACAGGTATAGGGTATGCCGCAGGAATTATCCTAAATATTGCATCGCAAGATATTGATGTTCGGTGGGCTAGTACAGATTATGTAATGGAAAGGGGAGCTATTCTGTAAATGCGACAAGTTACGACTGAAAACCAACGCTATTTGGGGGAATGGTTGGTTCGCATACTGAATTTTCCCCTACCTGAAACCACCCAATGTATTGGTCAGATGCAAGATGGTAATTTGGTAGCTGTAGTTGGATACTGTAATTTCATGCCAAAAGCCTGTGAAATGCACATTGGGGCATTGGCTGAAACGAACTGGATGAGTAGAGATTTATTATGGGCGGCATTTGATTACCCCTTTAATAAACTTGGAGTTAGCGTTATACTAGGTCAAATTTGTGCTGATAACACAGATGCCCTAAAGTTAAACCGACATTTGGGCTTTAAGGTTGTAGCTGAAATACCTGATGCCCACATGAGTGGTGATTTGGTAATTATGGCTATGAGAAAAGAGGAGTGTCGGTTTCTTAACATCCGATGCTCTTTAAACAAGGGAGAATAGTATGGGTGGTGGTGGATTTTTAGGATTAGGGCCTGCTCCAAGTGCCCCTGCTGCACCTAACTATGCGGGTGCGGCACAAGCTACAGCACAAGGTAATATTGATGCGGCTCGTCTAGCGGTAGCAGCTAATCGTGTAAACCAATACACGCCTTATGGCTCTCTTGAATACACCATGTCAGGTGAGGACAAGTATGGCAACCCAATGTGGTCAGCCACCCAAAAGTTTAGCCCTGAACAGCAAAAATTATTAGATATTCAGAACCAACTAAGTTATGGCGTAGGTCAACTTGGCACAAAAGGTCTTGAATATGTACAACAACAATTAGAAAACCCGTTTGATGTAAGTCAATTACCAAGCATAGGTATTAACCCTAGTGAAATGTATTCTGACGCTATTATGCGTAGGTTACAGCCACAAATGCAACAGGGTCGGGAAAGACTAGAACAGCAATTAGCTAATCAAGGTATCCAAATAGGTTCTGAAGCCTATGACCGAGCAATACGCAACTTTGACCAAAAGCAAAACGACTTACTGCTAGGGGCACAAACTCAAGGTTTAGGCGTTGGATTACAAGCCCGTCAACAGCAATTAGGCGAGTTGGCTTATCGCAGAAACGAGCCATTGAATGTGTTAAGTGCTTTGCGTACTGGTTCTCAAGTAACCGCCCCAACATATATTAATGCACCGCAACAAGCTACCACAACTGGGCCTGATTTATTGACTGCAACACAAGCACAAGGCCAATACGCATTAGGTGATTTTAATTCTCGCCAAGCATCTCAAGCTGGTTTTAATCAAGGATTAATGGGGTTAGGTGGCACTTTAGGTGCTTCTTATTTAATGGGTAGCGATATACGCTTAAAACAAAACATTAAAGCAATCGGTGTAATGGATAATGGCTTGACTTTGTACAGCTTTGAATACAAAGACGAGTTTAAAGACCATGAATATTGTGGTTATGGTGTTCATGTTGGTGTTATGGCTGACGAAGTTGAGCAAGTTTATCCATACGCTGTATCAACGCTTGACGATGGTTACAAAGTTGTTAACTACGGGTTAATACTATGAGTTGGTTAGGCAATGTTCTAAAATTTGAAAACTTTAATCTTGCTAACCAATGGGACAAGTTAAAGAAAAATCCTGAACGTCCTTTTATTGGTGCAATGGATAAAGGCGGTTCGCTTGCTTGGAACAAAATTTACGATTTAGCAGGAATTAACAAGCGTTATGAACCAATGACCGATTGGTTCGGTGGTGCTTCTGATGATAGTTATGCAAAAGCACAAAACGCTGGTATTAATACAGGGCCGGGTCGGTCTATGCACAATGTTGCAAAAGCCATTACTTCTGCTTATGTAGGCGGTTATGGTGCAAGTCAATTAGGTGCTGGTGCTGGCGGTGCTACGGGTGCTACTGAATCAGGAGTTATAAATCCTGCAACTGGATTAGATTGGTCAGCAACAGGAAGTGGTTACGCTGGTAATGGTGGCTATGTAAGCGGTGGAATGGGAACTGGAAGTGCGGTAGGTGGTGTTAGTGGCGGTGAAGCTGGTGATGTATGGTCAAGCTGGAGTCCAAGCGGTTCTTCTGCAAGTGGCAACCCTTCTACTTTAAGCCCATCAAGTTCTAACCCTTCTGCATACACAGACCCATACGCTGCACAAGATGTAATGCAACAAGCTAGAGATACTAGCGTAGCTAGCGGTGAAGCAGGTGCATGGGATAACCCAGCAGTACCTGCAAGCAATTCTAGCGGTGGGTCAATGTTTAACAAGCAAATGCTTGCTAGGTCATTAATGAATATGGGCGGTGGTGGTCAACCACAGCGTCAAGAAGAATTAAAAATTTATGAATCCCAAGACCCGTTTGTTCGCACAGAACAAGCATTACCAATTCAAGATGCAGGAGCATTAGCTAAAGCGTTGAGGAATCCTTATGCCTGATATTTACTCAAACCTTCCACCTGAAGTTGTTTTGCAACAACAGCAATTAAACCGCCAACAAAAAATGGCAGAAATGTTGTTGGCTCAAGGTGCTCAACCCCAAGCCGCAGGGCAAATGGTAAGTGGTCGTTATGTGCCTAATTCATTCTTTCAAAACCTTCAACCCGTAGCTAATATGCTTGTTGGTGCTTACATGGCTAAAAAGGGAGATGAAAAAGCTCTTGATTTGGCAGAACAATTACGCAAAGGCAAAGAAGCAGAAACACGAGCAATTATGGAACAACTTACGCCTCGTGAGGTGCAAACCGAAATGGCTGGGCCATACACAGGCAATATACCAATGCCTACAGCAACACAAACTATACAACCTAATGTGCAAAACGCCATGAATTTAGCGTTGCAATCACGCTTTGGTGCAGGAAAAGAATTATTACCAACTTTAATTCAACGCTCATTACCTGAGCCAATTAAACCGACAACAGATATGCAAAACTTTGAGTTTGCTAAATCACAAGGGTTTAAAGGTACATTTAATGACTATAAACAGCAAATTACTCCTGCTGAAAGAGAGCGTTTAAATCTTGACAGAGAAAGGTTTGAGTTTGATAAACAAACTAAATTTAGTGGTAAAGATTTAACCGAAGCACAAGGCAAAGCGTCTGCTTTCCAAAGTCAAATGGTTTCTGCTAGTAACGCAGTTAAAAGTCTTGAAGCTGCTGGGTTTGACCCAACATCATTTAAGAGCCAAACTGCTGTTCGATTGGCTGGTGGAACTGCTAATCCACTTGTGCCTGTTACTGCTCAACAATATAAACAAGCACAAGACCAATGGTCAGAAGCCTATTTACGCTTTAAAACGGGTGCTGCTGCTACTGAACCTGAAGTTTTGCGAAACAATAGAACTTTCTTCCCTGTATTTGGTGACAAACCTGACCAAATTGCTCAAAAAGCTCTTGCTAGAGAGCAAGCTGAACGAGATATTGGAATTGCCGCAGGGCGTGGAGCAAATTTAGGGGCACAGCCAGTTACTCCAACTCCAAAACCTGAAAGCAAGCCATCAGTTGCACAACAACAAGGTTTGTCAAAAGTACCTAAAGGTGTTGACCCTAAAGTTTGGAATGTTATGACTCCTGAAGAAAAGGCGTTATTTAAATGACATTAGAACAACAACAAGCCATAGCTTTAGCTAACGCTCGGTTGCGTTTGCAAGAATCACAACCAACTGAACAGCAGGTGACAGAATCACAATTTGCTGAAACGGGTGGTGGTGCGGCTGTTGGCAGACCTGTGCGTGGTGTGCGATTAAATGTGCAACCTGAACCAAGACCATTAGAGTCTTTTATGGCGGGTGCTACCCGTTCTGCTATTGACCCAATGTTGGCTGTAGCTCAAGGCGTTACAGGTGGTCGTGGTGGCGTTAGTGAAGCCGTTAAGCGTTTGGCTCAAGAATCACAAGTTTATGAAGAAGCTAACCCAGCGTCATACATTGGTGGGCGTGTTGGTGGTGCTGTATTGCCTGCTGCTGGAGTTGCTAAAGGCGTAGGCATGATACCTAGCTTTGCTAAAGCTAATCCTTATGTTCAAGGTGCTGGCGTAGGTGCAATTACAGGTGCTATGACCCCCGTAGAAACAGGTGCTACAGGCCCTCAAATGTACGAACAAATGGGTCAAAATGTAGCTACAGGCGGTGCGATTGGTACTGCTATACCTGTTATTGGTCGTGGCATACAAGCCGCAGGTGGGGCTATTCGTAGAGGTTTAGGGTTAACTACAGGTGCGGGTGAAGAATCTATTTCACAAGCTCTAAGAGCAGGTCGTGAAGGAAATCAGGCGTTTTTGCAAAACATTCGTGGTGATGTATCAGCTATGGATGTGCTAGACCAAGCTAAAGATGCGTTGGCTAATATGCGTTCTGCTAGAAGTCAGGCTTATGGACAAACCATTAAACCTGTTATGGCTAATCAAACTAAATTAGACTTTGCACCAATTACAGGCAAATTAGATGAAGTTGTAGAAAGCCTTAAAGTAAAAACCCCAACTGGTAGTCAATTTAAGATTGGTTCAGACGAACTCCGCAAAGTTGAAGAATTGCAAGGGATTGTCAAAACTTGGCAAAAAGACCCTGCTTTACATACTGCTGAAGGCTTAGACGCTCTTAAACAGCGTTTAGATGCTTTATATCCTGATAGCCCAATGCAAAAACAAGTGCAACGGGTTGTTAGTGCGGTTCGTAATACTGTCAAAGATACCATTGTTGCTCAAGACAAAAACTACGCCAAAACAATGAAAGCGTATGAAGAATCGTTAAGCCTAGAGCGTGAAATAGAACGAGCATTGTCGTTAAACAACAGAAGTGCAGCAGATACCGCTATTCGTAAACTACAATCATTGACACGCAATAACGCTAATACAAACTATGGTTATCGTATGGAATTGGCTAAAGCGTTGCAAGAACAAGGCGGTCAAGATTTAATGCCTGCTTTGGCTGGTCAAGCTCTTAGTTCATTTACACCAAGAGGGTTGGCTGGGCAAGGTGCTGCATTAGGTATTGGTGCTGGTGGTGCTTTAACTGTAAACCCTATGGCATTAGCAGCATTACCATTAACTAGCCCACGCTTAGTTGGTATGGGTGCTTATGGTGTTGGCAGAGCTACACGAAATATTCCAAAATTATCAGACGCAGAGCTAAGAAACATGGCTCGTATGTTGACTACACAAGGCGTACAAGGAGCAATAAATGAGTAGAAACGGGTCAGGCACATATACACTACCTGCGGGCAATCCCGTAGTTAGCCAAACCATTATCTCGTCAACATGGGCTAATAACACCATGAACGATTTGGCTTCTGCTATGACCGATTCGGTTGCGGCAGATGGTCAAACCCCAATGACAGGGCCATTAAACCTTAACAGTAACAAAATTGTTAATTTGGCTACGGGTACAACTAGTAATGACGCTATCAATTACGCCCAATTTAACACCCCTACTTTTGGCGGTGCAGTAGTCTGTTCTTCTACCTTAACTGTTACAGGGGCTACTGCTTTAAGTAGCACATTGGCGGTTACAGGCGATACCACAATGGCTGGTAACTTAGCGGTCAATAGCACAGGGCAAATTAAGTTACCTAACGGCACAACTGCCCAACGCTCTGCTACCCCTACTGTAGGTTCGGTACGCTATAACACCACCCTACAGACTTTTGAGGGCTATTCTACCTATAGTGGGCAGACAATTAGCACAATTACTAATTCAACGACTACGGCAACCCTAACAACTGCTACAAACCATAACCTAACTTCAGGCACATTTGTAACAGTTAGCGGTGCTACTCCTAGTGCGTATAACGGCACATTTAGTATTACTGTAACTGGAGATGCCACCTTTACTTATACGATGCTTACTGACCCCGCAGGTTCGGCAACAGTCGTAGGTTCTTATAAAGTCGGTGTATGGGGTCAAATTGGCGGTGGGGCTACAGGTAATGGCGGTGACCAAGTATTTGTGGAAAATAGCCAAACTGTTACTGCTTCCTACGAAATTCCTGTTGGAAGGAACGCATCGACTGTTTCACCCATTACAATTAATGCTGGCGTAGTGGTAACTGTTCCTAGCGGTAGTCGCTGGGTCGTTTTATAAGGAAAATATATGTCTATTGTCTTATTAGGCTCAACTAGCGGAAGTATCACGCTGTCAGAACCAGCCGTTGCTGGCTCTACTACGCTTGATTTGCCAGCCACAAGCGGAACTGTTGTTGTTGGTTCTTCTGCTGTATCTGCAGCAGGTCAAATACCATTTTCTACAGATGGTTCTACTTATACTCCAACAGCTAAGATTGTTAGCGGAACTGCCGTTAATCTTGCTACTGGAAGTCCTACATCGGTTGACTTTAGTTCAATTCCATCTTGGGTAAAGCGTATTACTATTATGTTGGCTGGTGTTTCTACTAACAGCACTTCTTTAATTCAAGTTCAATTAGGTGATGCTGGCGGTATTGAAACAACTGGTTATCTTTCAACCGCACAAAACGCTGGGGCATCGGCAAACTCAACAACAGGTTATTTGCTTACACAAACAAACCCAGCCGTAGCGTCTTTAACAGGCAATTCGTTTTTGTGCAAAATTGACGGAAACACTTGGATTTTAAATGGTGACACAGCACAACAGCCTACTGTTTCTGCTTCTGTATCATCTTTAGGTGGGTCTAAAACATTGTCAGACACACTAACAACAGTTCGCATTACCACAGTAAACGGCACAGACCAATTTGATGCTGGAACTATCAACATTCTTTACGAATAAGGAATAAATCATGGCTGTCACATTAAACGCATCTACATCTAGCGGTTTAGTACAGACCGCAGATACAAGTGGAACTGTAGAGATTCAATCTAATGGAACTACTAAATTAACAGTAAGTTCTAGCGGTGTAAACATCGGTCAGATGAATGGCGGTGCTATTACTAGCGGAACTGCGGTAACTGCGGCTACAGGTAGCCCAACATCTATTGACTTTACTTCTATCCCATCTTGGGTAAAGCGTGTAACTATAATGTGCGCTGGTCTTTCTTACAACGCAACAGCTACTCCAATGATTCAATTAGGAACTTCAGGTGGCATTGATTCAACAAGCAATTATGTTGGTAGTTCTGTTAGCTTAGTTACGGGAACTACTACTGAAAGTGCTTTAAATACAGTTGGTTTTAACATTGGCCCATCATCGGTAGCGACAATAGTTTTTAATTTAACTATTACTCTTTCTTTGCTAAATGCTTCTACTAACCAATGGATGTGTGCTGTATCAGGTGGTCGAAGCGACTCGGCTTGTGGTTATGCTGGTGGTGGAAATAAAACGCTAACAGGAACTTTAGACAGGGTAAGAATTACAACGCTTGTTGGAACAGCTACATTCGATGCTGGCACAATTAACATTCAATACGAAGGGTAAACCATGACACACAGAATCGTAGTAGACCTAGCAACAGGCACAGTAACTCAAGTAGAGTACACCGCAGAAGAACAAGCAATTTATGATGCAGCCGTAGCCGCTGCTGAAGTACCTGCTGAACCAACACAAGAGGTCTAATATGCCAGTAACTATTGACGGAAGTGCAGGAGTAACAACCAATACTGGTGCTGTTTATGACAGTATTCAAAGAGCAACCGCACAGGCTTCTACAAGCGGAACAAATATTGACTTTACTAGTATCCCTAGCTGGGTAAGACGAATTACTGTAATGTTTCAAGGTGTTTCTACAAATGCCGCAAATAACTTAATTGTTCAATTAGGCACATCTAGTGGAATTGTTGCAACAGGTTATTTATCGTCATTGGCTTCTGTAAGTGCTGGAACTGGCGGTAATGTAAACGCAACAAATGGTTTTTTAGTTAGCAGTTCAAATGCTGCATCTGTTGTGTCAGGAATTATTACAATTACTAATTTAACAAGTAATACATGGGTTTATAGTAGCGTTACAAAAAGTTCAACAACTCTCGCTACTTATGCTGCTGGTGATATTTCTTTAGCAGGAGTTTTAACGCAAATTCGCATCACAGATACAGCAGGTACAGGTACTTTTGATGCTGGCACTATAAATATTCTTTACGAGTAAATCATGTTCATAATTGACTGGGTTTTCGATAAGATGGGCTACACCAAAAAGGTGCATTGGCTAACTTTACTCAATGATTGGGAAGGCACAATAAAGGCCACGCCTAAGAAAACAGTCAGAAAACCTGCGGTCAAAAAGACCCCTACTAAAACAGTTAGGAAGAAAAATGGCTAACGAGATTGAAAAAGAAGTCGTTAAGGAGGCCATTAAAGAGTGGTTAAACGAGAAAGTAACCCAATTTGGTTGGTTCTCTATCCGTACTATTTTCTATGTCTTTGTAGCTGGTTTAGGCTATGCCTACCTAACAACTCATGGGTGGTCTTTGCCAAAATGAAACTATGGAACTTCACGAAGGGATTAAAACCCTAACCAGTAACCTTGATACAAGCCG